GATTCAATTATTATCTCATTCATTACCAAATTTAAAAGAAACAGTTGATTGGTATGAAAATATGGGATGTATTGTTGTTAGAACTGACTACAAAGAAGGAAAGTCTAGTAATTAGGCTTTTTTATTTTGTCCGAAATGACGTTAAACTAGCGCAATACTGGGCTTGGTTGAATGGTGGGGCGCAACTATTAAAACTCAAAGCAATGCGGGGCGTGAAAACGAATCGTGGGGCGAAAGGAGAATGATTATGAAACACAAATCATTAATGCCAATGAATTTGCAATACTTTGCCGAAGGTGACGATCAAAAGTTTTCTTTTGATGACTTCAAATCTTTTGTGGAATCCAATGAAGAAGCTCAAAAATTTATTCAGTCACAATCTCAAAGTGTTGCCGACAAACAATTGGAAGCTTGGAAACAAAATAACTTAGATAAAATTAAACAGGATACCATCAAGGAATATGAGGAATCTAAGAAAAACAAGTCACCTGAGCAAATTCAACTGGAAAAACTACAAGCTGAATTTGAAGCAGAAAAAGCGTTGCGTGTGACAAGTGATAATAAAGCATTTGTTGCAGAACAAATTGCTGGATTAGAACTAGATGGAGAGTTAAAAGAGTCTATTTCTCAATTTATGCTAAATAATCTTGTTAGTTCGGATACAGATTTCACTAAGAATGCTGTTGAAGGTTTTACAAGTGTTTTGAATGCAATCAATGAGAAACATGCAGATGCATTAAAAGAATTACAAATGAAGTCTGCATTTGGTGGAACTCAACAATCGAATAACCAAGTTCAGCAGAACAATGAAACATTTACAAATCCAGAAGAACAATTAGGACAAATTCTTCAACAATTTAACTAGGAGAGTGAAAAATTATGAAAAAAACATCTTTAAATAATTTAGAGTATTTGGATATTTCACCAGCGATTAATGCTATGCAAGTACCAAATACACCTTTTTTAAGCTATTTACTTGGTGCTGGAAAAACAGAGCCAGCAAACTCGACAGAAATTAAATGGCGTGAATATGATATCAACAACGATGATTCTTCTGAAAAGCTTGAGGGCGGAGAATATCCAGATGCTGAATCAGGTCGAACTTGGTTTAACAACTATACTGAAATTTTTAGAAAATCAACCTCTGTATCTGGTACATTAGATGCTATTAATGTGAATGGAGTCGGAAATGAATTAACTAATCAAGTAGCACTACGTGGTATGGAAATGAAAATTGATTTGAACCGAAAATTGATTACTGGTGTAAAAGCTGATGAAAATGGTTCTAAAGGTCGTCGAATGAATGGGATTTTGAACTTGATCAATTCAGCAAATAAGGCAGAAACAGCCACTGCGGGTGCAGTAACAAGAAAAGATATCGATACTTTATTTAAATTGATGTATGAAAAAGGTTATATGGGAGAAAAACTATGCTTGATTTCTCCAGATATGCAGGAGTTAATGACTGATGAGTTAGATGGAAAATCAACAAAAATTGTTCAGTTCGGGGAAAGAGTAACTTTTGGATTGCAAATTGGAAATATCGTGTCTAATTACGGCACAGGTATTGCTTTACTAGAACCATCATTGCCAAAAGGAACAATTGCCGCAATCGATACTAATTATGTGAAACTACGTCCATTACGTGAATGGAGAGCAGAAGAACTTGCAAAAACAACGGATTCTAGACGTATCGGTCTTGTAGGTGAATACTCTCTTGAATACAATGCTTCAAACTCTGGGGCAATTTTAAATTTAAAATCTGAATAAAAGGGAGTTAGTACTCCCTTTTTTGATAGGAGGAATTACAGTGGTAAAAAAAGATGAAACTAAAAAAGATGAAGTCGTGAAATATAGAGTAGGTAAAACTAAAAATTTTGTTGGGTTTGTTCATCCTAAAACTCGTAGATTTATCACAGCAGATTCAAATAACGAATTTATCATTTCTATAGATGATAAAGAAGCAATTGCAATTTTGGAAGATGCAATTGATGTTAATGAAATTTAGGAAGTGATCTGATGGATGAATCGCTAAAAACGGAAATCATTGAGTCTACAAAAGAAGATTTTCCAGATTTGAGTGAAGAACGCATAACTAATTTATTAGAAATAATTTTGCTAGAAATTGAATCATACAACACTTGTAAAAATGATATTTCATGGGAAAAGTTAAAAAGCGTGATTAGTGAAGTGTTGTATAAAATAATAAAAAATGAATCAGAAAAAACAGTATCTTCAGTTAGACGTGGTGATACAACGATTAGTTATGCTTCAACAACAAATGATGTTAGTGAGTTACTTCTAGGCTATGGTGATTTGATACGAAGAGTTATTGGTTGTGGAGGATTGGAGTTTTTTTAATGAATGAAGCAGATATTTTAGAAACTACTTATGAAGATAGTTGTATTATTGAAAGACTGACGGACATTGAAGATTCTAATACAAATATTACTATTCAAGATTACAAAAAAGTATATGATAATCCTATTTCTTGCGCTCTTTCACAAGGTCAAATCGATGGACTAGCAGTCATAGAAGATGGAGAGATGGTAAATGTTTCAACTGACACATATAAATTATTTGTTCATCCTAAGATTAAACTAAAAAAGGAGATCGAATAACAATAACTCAAAAGGCCAGTGGCTTAATTTTTTCTCTATTTGCTACTAAGCCTTTTTACTATCCTAGTCATTGTGAAGTGAATTTGATAGGAAGTGAGAAAAATGGGTAATCTCAAATATGAATCAAATGCAGAAAAGATCATTGAGAATTTTAAAAATATGACTGTAATTGCTCAAAAAGAAGGAATATCCTTCGTTAACGATTCAATGAATAAAGTCGTTAGTTTAGCTAAACCATTAACTCCTGTAAAATCAGGTAATTTAAGGCGAGGATATCGTGTAGTAAAAGCTAGAAAACTATCAAGCGGTCGAATTGTTGGAGAAGTTATAAACAATGAACATTATTTTAAATATGTAGAAGAAGGTCATAGGACTAAAAATGGTGGCTTTGTCAAAGGGAAATTCATGTTAACTCGTGCAACGAATCTTGCAAATATGTCTTATATTCCTCGAAGATTTAAACAAATGGCAATAAAAATCGTTAAGAAAGGAAAGTAACATGAAAGATGAAATCATTGCTGCAATCAGTAGCAAATTAAAAGAAATCTATCCTGATGGGACAATATATCTTGATTCAGTTATGCAGTCAACTAAAGATTTTTATTTCGTTTTATCAGTAATGGAATCTGGAACTGAAAATGTAGGAATTGATATTCAAAATGTTTCTTTCTTAATTGATATTGCATTGATTGATAATAACCCTAATAGAAATTTAATTAATGAATTAGTCTCACGTTGTGGGACTTTTTTTAATACGATTACAATCGATGAGCAAATATTATTTCCAAAAGCCTATTTACCTGATGAAGCAGATGGTGTTCAACATATTCGTTTTACATTAGAATTTCCACAATATATTGAATGGAGTGAAAGATAAATGGGAGAAAAAAGAAGTAAAACCGGAATTATTTCTGTCGAAAAACCTACTTGGTTTCCTTTGGAAGATGAGACAGGGAATTTTCCGGTATATGGTACTGCGTTGCCAATGGGAACAGCAGTAAGTATCAAACCAACAGCTAATTATGAAACAACACAAGATTATGGGGATTCAGTGGTTCAAGATCAATTTACAGCTTTTGGTGGTGCAGAAGTTGAACTGGAAGCAAATGGATATACTCATAAAGTTTTATCTACAATTACTGGAGGGAAAATTGTTAAAGGTGGTGCCTTGCGTTCTGGAGAAGATATTGCGCAAGATGGTGCGTTTGCATATAGACGTAAAAAATCGAATGGGAAATACCGTTATACGGTCTTTTATAAAGGACAGTTTGCTCTAGATTCAGATGAAACATCAACGATTGAAGGAAGTAAAGTAAGTTTTACTCATCCAACTTGGAAGGGTTCATTTGTAGATGTACCAGGACTTGGATATATGTATTCAGTTGATGAAGATGATGAAGGCGTGGATAAAGCAATGATCGGAAATTGGTTTACAAAAGTAGCAATTCCAATTGAAGAAGCAGAACTTTCAGGAGGTACAGAATAATGTCAAAATATCAAACAACGATTAAATTAACGAAAAAAGACGAAGAAGGTAAATATGAGCAAGTACAATTTAAATCTGCTGAATTTTTACCAGGAACAGTTGTAGAAGATGCTGCAGGAGTTATGGAAGAAATGCAAACAGCGACTGATAAGCAATCAGTTAAAAAAGCTTTAAGTCGTGCTTATTCATTTATTGCAGATACTTTATTTGAGGGACAATTTACTGGTGAAGATTATTGCAAAGGAATTGATGCTCGTGAGATTGCCTCATTGACAGGAAAATTATTGAAGTCTGTTACTGCAGGTTTTGATGAAACTTATACAGAGACGAAAAAAAAGTAAGTGAGGCGCTCAAGTCACCTTCATTTAAGTATTCGATTACTTACCGAGAATTAGATATAAAGACGCAATTACTCGAAGCAGGTTGGACGTTACCAGAAATTGAACGTACTGACTTGGATGAGTTAATGCGTCTTTTTGCTTTTAGAGATGCGGTAAAAGAGCATGAAGATGTTGAGTACTATGATAATTTCACTCAATTTTAGGAGGTGATACTTTGAATAACGATGACCTAATTCTGAAGATGATACTAGATGAATCTGGTTTTACTGCCGGTATGAATAATGCTGTCAAAAAGTTGAACTCTTTTGATGAAACAATCGAAAGAAAAAGTAGAAATAGTGGCAGTTCATTAGGTAGTATTTGGAAAATATTTGCTGGAAGTTTTCTAGCTAGCGGAGTAACTAGAATCGTAGGAGCTGGCTTTGATCTAATCAAGGGTTCCATAAGTGGAGCGGTTGATCGAGTAGATACGATGAATAACGCTCTACGAAATTTCCAAAATATGGGATTTAGTAATTCAGAAATTATGAAGAATATCGGAAAGAATGGGCTTTTATCTCAAGGTATTCAAGGACTTCCTACTGCTTTGAATGATGCGATAAGTCATGTTCAACTTCTTGCTTCTTCTACAGGTGATTTAACTCGTTCAACTCAAATATTTAAAGCTTTAAATGATGGAATTCTTGGTTTCGGTGGTTCAACTGATCAAGTTAATGAAGCTGTTATTCAATTATCTCAAAGTTTCTCAAACGGAAAAGTAGACGCACAAACTTGGAACTCAATGATCAACGCTCAACTTGGACCTACTCTTTCTGCTATTGCTAAAAAGATGGGAATTACAATGGGAGATCTGAAAGAAGGTTTATCTCAAGGTAAGATTTCTGTTGAAGAATTCCAAAATCAATTAATAGAAATGGATACCAAAGGTGGCGGAGGACTTAAATCATTAAGTCAAATCGCTAAAGATTCTACTAAGGGAATTAAAACCTCTATACAAAATGCAAAAACAGCTGTTACACGTGGTGTTGGTGAGGTAATAGAAGGATTAAATAAAGCATTAGTAGATTCAGATTTAGGTGGATTT